GTTCACTTCTTGTAGACCATTTAACATTTCCTGGTTTATAATTACCATCATTATCTATACGATCAATTGAATATTCAGGTCCAGGTCTTTTACCAACATCTTTAATAAAATTTTCAAAAGATTTTCTCCATCTACTACAAACAGAAATACCTCTTCCACCATAATTTTTATAACCTTTGGCATTTGGTTCATAGCATCTTTTCAACATATTAATATATGAACCATATGTTATATTATTTCTTTGTGTTGGTATTTCTCTATGGTTATATCTTGAAAAATATCCATGTTTTAAATGTGCTTTTCTATAATTTTCAATATTTTTACATCCACAAGAAATAGTTTTTCTCTTTCTTCTAAACAAAACCAGTGGTAAAATTATTTCTTTCTGACAACCATTACAAAAACATTTCCACCAAGAACAAACTTTATCATTATATGGTTTATAATAACAAAATTCTTTAACAATTAAATATCCAAATTTTCTGCAGGAATATTCAACATACGCCATTTTTTAATTTTTCCTTCAATAACTCATGCAAATATCCTTGTGCATTAAATATAATAGCACATAATGCAGTTTCTTTATTTACTGGTTTACCAGTTTTTTTATCAATTGTAGGATATCCTCTATGTAATTTCCATAAATCCCAAACATGTCGTAACAAAGATTTAATATATGAATTAAAAGTTATACCTAACTGCCAATTATCTCCAGGTCTTTTGGATCCATCCGCTTGTACACTACAACTTAACATATATTCTCCAAATGCTTCTAATACAATTGGAGATAAACAAGCTTCATAATCAATCTTTGATATATCTAAATCTCTGGTTGCTCCAGTTTCAAATTCTCTAACCAATGAAAGTCCTCTAGTCATAGTACCCATTACTGTATGAGATTTATTATCACCTTCTAATGTTTTATATTTCGGATATTCATTATTTTCTTCTATCATTTCTTCTGTATTCATACGAAAAATTTATCCATATCTTCTATTTTTTCTGTACTCCACCCAATTGGGTCTAAAATTTTCTCAATTGGATTTATAAAAGTCTTTTCATACATTTTTTCATAATCAACATACTTATGCAATCCAAATTCTGGTGGTAATTTACCATTAAAAGCAATTACTTGATCATCAATTGGATTAGGTTGTTTCAAATATACATACTTGATTCTTTCAGATGATGTAATTGGAGGATATTTTTTCTGCAACTTTTTATCCTCTAAACATTTATTATAAATTAAAACGGCTTTAACTCCAATATCTGTTCCTTTTTTATAAGTGTCTGCTTCATCTTCCCATTTTTTTAAATTATTCACTCCTCGAGGGCGGGCAATATCTTCAACTGGTAATTTCATAAACTTTTGTCGAAATGTTTCTATGAAATCTGCCATTTCAAATTGTGTTCCTGTCATCATAATTTGGACAGCTTTTCTCATTGCATCTCGGCAATATTGTGGGGTACTTGATTTAACAAGATCAAATCCCATAATTTTCAATTTAGAAACTCGTTTAGTATTTTTACTTTTACAATCATTACAAGGTGGTGCTTTTTCAGAAGGACCAGAAAACTCATTATGGCAAGCATTACATTCAAAATAATTATCACCTTCTGAATTCCATACTTGTAAAGCGTAGTGCTTCTTGGATGCCCAAATGCCGCGGTCTGCTAATACTTCCCGTTTCATACTTAAGATCGGCTTTTCAAGTTTCATCCCATTGATAAGGTCATTTGTAATTTGAGAAAACAATTGATCAATCAATGGTTCTAATTTAGTCTTACAAACTTTATCCAAGAAACTAATCAATGTCTCAATATCTGGTTTCTTTCCTTTAAACACATGCTGAATCAATTTATCCAAACTTACATAAACTGAATCTGTATCTGAATAAATCACAAAATCTAAATTTTCAGTCTTATATAGGTCATTAAAATACCGATTCAATTCACGCGCACTATATTGGATGATGAATTGCCCAGTCATTGTGACCGCTTCAGCATTGTCCAAATCATACCAACGAAAATAAGGATTTCCATAAGCACCGTAAAGTGAATTGAGCAAAATTTTAGTTGCTTTTTGTTTTACATCTAATTTGGAAACCAAATTCTCTAATTCTATTTTTCTCTTTGGATCGGTACATCTTTCTAATTCTTTTTTAGCTGCTTTCAGATCCGCTTGATATTTCTTCCGTTTAGTAAAAATAGTTTCAACCATGCGACTATAGAAACTTTGTTTCTCCTTACTATAGAAAACTCCATTAGAAGCACTAGTACAATTATTACTTGTCGCTCTACCAAAAGCCTCTTCCCATTTATCATTTTCCGCCAACACATCATCAGAATTTAAATTCATTTTCAGGTCGGTTAATTTAACTTCAGGACCAATATTCAGTACGCGAATAATATTAGGATACAGTGAAGCTACGTCAAACGATACTACACTTTCATAAACTCCCGGATTAGGTGGTTTAACATATGCACCTACATATTGATCCTTTTTCTCTTGATATTCTTTTTGTGGGATTACAATCTTCTCTTGATGAAGCCAATTAAAGATCAATACATCCCATGTTCTTACTTGCGCGAGAACATCCATAAAATTCACTTTAGCCAAATAAGCTACATCAACAGTTAACGCAATCAGATTTACTTTCTTTTCCAATTGTTCAATCAAATTCACATCTTGGATATTATATTCAGTAAACCATTGAAAATCTTTTTCATAAAATTCTTTCATAGTTTCATATTTTTCTCGCCAATCAACTTTTCCTTCACCTTTCAATTCTGTTTTGGCAATATAATCCAATTTATAATTTTCTCTTGGATCTTTGATATTTTTAACATAGATCTGATAATAATCGATTTGAGATATCCCATAAATCTCATAACATTGCCATTCTCTATGATTGAAATCTACTGAAACCGCTTGGACAATTCCCCATGTTGATAATTTCTTTGCGGTCTTTTCATCAAACAAATTCATTAAACGATTATACAAATATGGGATATCAAAGAATCTTGAATTCCATCCTGTGATAATATCAGGGTCTAATTTATTCCAGAATTCAAGGAACCCCAAAAGCATTTCTTTTTCACTTTCAAATTCATAATGCTTAATGTTCTTTGATTTTGGAACAAAATGATTCTTCTTATTATATTTCTTTCCATCTACGAATGTGAAAACATGGAAGATATCAACATTGAATTCTTTAACAGTCAGAACATTGATTCGTTCACGCGCTATCTTCGCATCATCCTGTGTAAATCCTTGTTCGTTCTCATGCTCTAAATCGAGAGAAACAATACAAAGAGCATTCAATGAATATTCAAGGTCATGTTCTGGATATTCTTCAGCAATAAAACTATATTGAAATTGTGAATTCCCATAGATGGGATACTGATCATTTTCGGCATGATCTTTGATAAATTCCCGCGCTTCTTTGATTTCATTGAAATGTATGGGTTCAACCGGATCTCCGACTAATGTATGCCATTCTGAATTAGATTTTCCTGGGACATATAAGGTCGGGTGATATTTTATCCGGTACCGTTTTCTTTTCCCGTTATCAAATTCCTTTAATAGTACATTTGAACCATAACAACATACATTGGTGTAAAATTTCATAATGAATTCCTAAAACATTTATATCCTTTATGTTATTTGTGTTTTCCTTCCGAAACTTTATACATACAATCATAATTGAGTTTATGAATCTTACAAAATTTATATAAATTATTAACAATTCGCATTTTAAAATCCGGATAAACTATTTTCCAATTTTTGGAATGTAATTCAGAATTTTGTTTTAGAAATCTTTTGGAACGCTTAAGTCCTAATTGATTATTTGGCTTACCAATTTTAGATTCCGATAAATGTATCTTATGTTCTTCTGATTTCTTTTTTCCAGAAAGAGATTTTGATATTTTTATATTTGTCTTTTTGGAATTTTTTCCATGACCACCTCCACCAACAGTATAATTATAACCGTGTTTATAGGTATCAAAATAAAATATACAAAGTATTTCCAAATTTAAGGCTTCTTTTAAAGTAGGAATATTATCAATTAAAATTTGGTGAATCCATTGATTTTCTTTTGTATATTTTCTTATAGCGTAATCTATTTTCAATTTATGGTTTTCATTTTTAGAGTGTTTAATTTCTTCTTTCCAACGGACCATCATTGGTTTATAAGTATATCCAATATATGCTTTCTTGGAAATTTTACAAGTATGTTTATAAATTAGATACATAGCTCTATTTACATATTATATCATAATTTGCTATTGTTTGTCAATATAAATATTAACATGAACGTATCACAAAATGGATTAAACCGAATCGAACATTCTGAAGGATTTGTCGATCATGCTTATCCCGATGCAGGTGGATTATCTATTGGATATGGCACAAATCTTAATACACCAGAATTACTTGCCAAATATAATGTACCCGGAGTGACCATCACTCAAGCGGAAGCTGTGGAACTAATGATGGTTAAAATTGCGGCTATTGAGGCCGCATTCGCTGCGAGTATTATTGTTCCACTCACACAGAACCAATATGATGCTTTAGCCAGTTTTACTTATAATATGGGTATAGCATCTTTTGAAACATCTACTTTATTGAAACTTCTGAACCAAAAAAACTATCAAGGCGCTGCCGATCAACTATTGCGCTGGGTCTATTCTGAAGGTAAAGTGAGCACTGGACTAACTTACCGCAGACAAGAGGAAAGAACTTTGTTTCTTACTTAAAAAATTTCTCCACATCATTTGATTTATCTACCACCGCCTGTTTAATTCTTTTTTTGGAAATTTCAAAAAACTTCTTATACTTTTCAATACCAATGAAATCTCTTCCAGTTTCTACACAAGCGACTCCAGTAGTACCCGACCCCATAAACGGATCAATTACTAAATTCCCCTTAGAAGAAAATACATTAACCAAATGTTTCATTAATGCCAACGGTTTAATTGTTGGATGAAAATTATCTTCTTTTTCTTCTTTCCCCGGTTTAGGATAAAATAACAGTGTTCCTGGAGTTTTATCACCAGTTAAATCTAATAAACCTGTTTTATATTTTTTCCAATTTTCTTTAAAAGTTCCTTCTTTGGGTTTCTGAGCCATCATAATCGGTTCA